AGGCTAATTCCGGTAGGAGTCCCCCTTCCCTGGCCGACTGCCATACCGCCAGACGGCTGGTTGCAATGTAATGGTGCAGCCTTTGATAAGTCACAATTTCCGGAATTAGCGAAAGTTTATCCTAGCAGTAATTTACCCGATTTACGCGGTGAATTTATCCGTGGCTGGGATAATGGGCGTGGGGTCGATCCATCGCGTTCATTACTAGTATGGCAAGAGGGGTCTTATTTGTTACGGGCAAAAGAAGATGATGTTGTTAACTTATCGGAGAATGATCATACGGTATTACAGTGGGATAAACCACAAAATAAAACCGTTTCAATAAGAGCCAGGTCTGTAAGAACAACAATAACAACTTGGGATGCCACATTAGCTTATATAGGAGTATCAAGGCCACGCAACGTCGCATTTAACTATATCGTAAGAGCGGCATAAATGAGCATGCCTATATTCGAAGTGATCCCTGTGGGAATACCCCTTCCCTGGCCGATTGACATCCCCCCAAACGGATGGGTGAAATGTAATGGGGCAATCTTTGATAAATCTCTGTATCCGAAATTAGCTGAAGCCTATCCTGACGGTAAACTACCCGATTTAAGAGGTGAGTTTATTCGAGGATGGGATGATGCGCGCGGCATTGACCGCGGTCGCCAACTACTGAGCATTCAAGTTGATGCGTTCAAAAGACATAATCACAGCATTTATACCACTAACAGTGATAAAACTAGTCTTGAGGATACAGATCCCATGCGTGGCGGTATGACAGGCGGTCCTAACTATCGGGGCAGTTTAGGGGAAAACAAATCTATTGGGATGAATGGTGAAAATGAAACACGCCCGAGAAACGTGGCATTTAATTACATTGTGAGGATTATCTGATGAGTAAGGCTATACTGGATAAGAATAATATTGCCATCAATAGCGGGAATATTATTGTGTTTAATTACAACGCAAGCACGCGAGAATATTTAAGCAGCACTGATGAATATATTTCTGTCGGTGTCGGCCTTCCTGCTAATTCTTGCACAGATGCACCACCTGATGCCAAAGAGGGTTATGTTGCTTGCCGTTCATCTGATTCAACCAACTGGTTGATTGTGGCAGATTATCGCGGAAAAATAGCTTACAACACACAAACTGGGAAACCGCAGGAAATTATTGAACCAGGTGAATTACCAGAAATACTGACATTTAAACAACCCGCTACCGATTTTGATAAATGGGATGGTGAAAAATGGGTAACGGATATCGAAGCCCAAAAGGCCAGTCAGATTGAACAGGCAGAACAACAACGTGCTACTCTTCGTCAACAGGCAGATGAGGCTATGACGTTACTGCAATATGCCGTTGAAACTGAAATGGCCTCAGAAGCAGAAAAAGCGTTATTGCTTGCCTGGAAAAGGTATGTGGTATTACTGAGTCGGGTTGATACTTCACTGGTTTCTGATATTGAGTGGCCGAAAATACCAGAATAAATAGAATTATTAAGACCGGGCACTATTCTATCCCCGGTCTTTCTTTAAGTTACGTAATGGTGGAATTGATCAGTCAATCTCTAGTACTTTTGAAATACCAATTTGGTTAACTATTCCATTCTTCGTTCATCAGAATGTTTTTCATGATAGAACAAACTTTTCATAGAAAGATAACCAGCTTTTAACGTATCCGGGTAAAAGCTCCTAGTCGTTGCTAAAGATAGAGTATATCCTTTTACCTTTAATACCCGATAGCTATGATAAGTGGAGAACATAGACCTTGATTTCCTGTACCAAACCATTGTGGGAATACTTTTACTTCTGAATTAGTCCAAGAGGATACCTGAAACACTTGATCCGAGAATTTGGTGTTATCACCTTTTGTTGCAGTTAGAGCCATTAAGCATATATTAGGAAAAGCAAGTGGAAACTGTAATGCTGGGTAAGTTATAGTTTCTTTATCACAAATTGGGCCTGTCATCCACTGAAATATCCACTTCTTTGGTACACCATTAACCATCATAGGAATAGTTATGTAACCATTGGCGTTTAATAATCCTTCAGCAGCAGCTAGTTTAGCTCCTTCTTGTAAACCAAGATTTTTCAAAATAACTCAATCCATGATAATTCCCATAAAAATAGTCTCTTATTGGTATTAAGCAGGATCACACATGGTGAAGATTGGCTATATCTGGGTATCAATAAATGACCAGAACAGTGATTTACAGGGAAATATGTTGATAAGTATAAATTGTGAACGGACTTTTGAAGAGAAAATCAGTGAAAAAACAACCAATAAACAGGGCTAAAAACGGCTTTGACCAAAAGATCACAACAGGAAGGTACTGGTATTGATTTACCGTATTTCATTTCCCACTATCTATAAAAATTTACGGTTAACTTATTAAAAAACAATAAATTAATCGATATGGTTTGTATCATCCCCCACACATTTCCTATCGAATGATTTAATGGTTCGGATACCTCAACATAGCGGGACACCTTAACAGGAGAACCGCTAATATGGCACAAGATTATCATCACGGCGTCCGTGTACAGGAAATTAACGAAGGCACACGCACCATCACCACTGTTAGCACCGCTATTGTCGGTATGGTGTGTACTGGCCCTGAAGCAGACGAAAAAACTTTTCCATTAAATACCCCAGTCTTGATTACTGATGTTTCAACTGCTATTGGCAAAGCCGGTAAAACCGGTACATTGCCTCAGGCACTTAAAGCTATCGCAGATCAGTCTAAACCTGTCACTGTTGTTGTCCGTGTGGCACAAGGTGAAACGGAAGAGCAAACCACCAGCAATATCATTGGTACCACGACTAATGAAGGAAAGAAAACAGGTATACAAGCACTGTTGGCAGCACAAAGCCAATTAGGTGTGAAACCACGTATTCTGGGTGTTCCTGGTCTGGATACAAAAGCTGTTGCTGTTGAATTGGTAAGTGTTGCACAAAAACTAAGAGCAATGGCTTATGTCAGTGCTTATGGTTGTAAGACTATCTCGGAAGTTATCGAATATCGCAAAAACTTTAGCCAGCGCGAGCTGATGCTGATTTGGCCTGATTTTTTGAGTTGGGATACTGTTTCCAATAAAGAGGTTATCGCCTACGCTACTGCCCGTGCCTTGGGTCTGCGTGCCAAAATTGATGAAGAAACCGGTTGGCACAAAACGTTGTCCAACATCGGCGTCAATGGTGTGACCGGTCTTTCTGCGGACGTATTCTGGGATCTGCAAGACCCAGCGACTGATTCTGGCCTGCTAAACCAAAATGGTATCACTACGCTTATCCGTAAAAACGGTTTCCGCTTCTGGGGTTCCCGCACTTGTGCTGATGATCTATTGTTCCAGTTCGAAAGCTACACCCGTACTGCACAGGTACTGGCTGATACCATGGCTGAAGCACATATGTGGGCGATCGATAAACCACTGACTCCATCGCTGGTTCGAGACATTATCGAAGGTATTAACGCCAAATTCCGCGAATTGAAATCTGGCGGTTACATCATTGATGGTAAGTGCTGGTACGACGAAAGAGCCAATGATAAAGACACTCTGAAAGCGGGCAAATTGACTCTCGATTATGACTATACACCTGTACCACCACTGGAAAACATGATGTTACGCCAGCGTATTACAGATCGTTATTTGATGGATTTCGCAAAAAGCATAAACGGCTAAGGGGGCACAGATGGCATTACCACGCAAACTTAAATACCTGAATTTGTTTAATGACGGCAATAGCTATCAGGGAATAGTAGAAGAACTTATTCTGCCTAAACTGAGCCGTAAATTGGAAACCTATCGTGGCGGTGGTATGAACGGTAGCGCGACCGTGGACTTAGGTCTGGATGAAGGCGCATTGGATGTTGAATTTACTCTGGGAGGTATGGAGGCTCAACATTATCGGCAGTGGGGGCTAACTAAAGCCGATGGTGTAATGTTGCGCTTTGCGGGCTCTTTCCAGCGCGATGATACCAACGATGTGATTGCTGTTGAAGTCGTGATGCGTGGCCGCTTCCATGAATTTGACCACGGCACTTATAAGCAGGGTGATAACACTCAGACCAAAATCAGCGCTAAAAATACCTACTTCAAACTGACATGGGATGGAGAAGTCCTGATCGAAGTGGATACCGTCAATATGGTTGAAGTGGTTAATGGTGAAGATCGTTTGGCAGATCATCGCCGTGCTATGGGTCTTTAATCTAATCGGATAAACAAGGTTGAACCATGACAGAAACACTCATTACTCAAAACGACGAGCAGTGCACGATTGTATTAGAAGAGCCGCTTGCACGCGGTAATAGCAACATCACTGAAGTGGTGGTGCGTAAACCTAACAGTGGTGCGTTGCGTGGTGCACGGCTACAGGCTCTGCTAGAAATGGACGTGGACTCAATGATGTTAGTTTTGCCACGTGTGACCACACCCGCTCTCACTAAAAGCGACCTGTTGGCAATGACACCCGGCGATCTGATTAATCTCAGTGTTGAGGTGGTCAATTTTTTGTTACCGAAGTCGGCGAAGTCCGGTTTCCAGACCGACTAACCGTAGATGAATTGGTGGCAGATATTGCCACCGTTTTCCACTGGTCTCCAGCAGTTACAAATGAAATGTCACTGCTGGAATTACTGGACTGGCGACATCGGGCCATCTTACGAAGTGGTGCAGAAAATGAGTAATACACAGTCACAGCTTAAATGGGTAATACAGTCCGTTAATAAGCTGACCAGCGCCTTGAAATCCGCGCAACGGAATAATAAAAAATTGGCAGATTCCATCCGGCAAAATCGTGATGAACTCAAGCAATTAAATCAGACTTGTAAAGCGGTTAAACCTTATTCTGCTCCTGAATATGCGCAGGAGACTGCGCATGACAGTAGTAAAAAGGAAGAGAGTCGCGATGGAAGTCGCTATAGCAAAATTAAAGATCTTCGTGATCGTATTAGCCAGCATGGTGCTAATGCAAAATCGGCAGGTGTTAAGATACTGACAACCAGCAAAAACTTTTTAATGCCGGGTTACGATCTTAATGCTCAAATGGCCAAAATTCAGGTACAAACTAATATTGAAAAAAACTCTCCTGAATATGCCATGTTACTCAATCAAAGTCGTGAGTTGAGCAAAAGCACCGGAATTGATGCCGGCAAAATCGCGCAAGGGCAGAGTCTTTATGCTTCTGCCGGTTATTCCCCTGATCAGATAAAGAATATGATGCCCGGTACAGTATCAATGTCACAGGCTAGTGGTGCAGATTTCGCCGCTACCATTGATATTGGCACTAATGTGCTGGAAGGGTTCAAATTACAATCCGAAGAGATGAGCCGAGTGAGTGATGTTTTAACGGCAACGTTTACTGGTTCAAAAATGACGTTGGCGGCATTGGGTGACACCATGAAATTTGTTGCGCCGACCGCTTCTTCTTTGGGGATTGATATGGAAACTGTTGCTGCTGCTACCAGAAAGCTGAGTGATGCCAATATCAAAGGAAGTGAAGCCGGAGAGGTTCTGAACAGTGTGCTGGGACGGTTAGCTGAACCGCCTAAAGCCGCTGCCGCTGCATTGGCGCAACTAAGTATCAAGACCCGTGATGCTAAAGGTAATTTACGGCAATTACCGGACATCCTCGCTGAATTGGATGATAAAACCCGGTCAATGAGCAGAGAGCAACGTATTGGTTATTTCACCGCAATTGGTGGTGAAAATGCCGCTCCTGCTTTGAATGTGTTGGTGGATCAAGCTGGGCAAGGGGGATTACAGGCATTTATCACTAAATTAAAGAGTGTCCAGGGTGAATCCCAAAAAGTTGCATCTGCAATGACCAACAGCCTCACTGGTGATATCCAAAAACTTAATGCTGCCTGGAGTGATCTGGGTGTTCAGATGTTTTCCGGTGCAGAAGGTCCTTTAAGGGGAGCCACTCAGCAAGTGACAAATGTGGTCAATAAAGTCGGTGAGTGGATGGAGGCTAACCCACGCCTGGCTGCAACACTTGCGACGATCACGATGGTAATCGGAGGGATGCTGACTGTTTTCGGCGCCTTGGCCCAAGCGATCGCTTCAATATTACTTCCGTTAGCAGTGGCGAAATATAGTCTTACTCTCTTTGGCAGTGCTGGTGTGAGAGCTCTCGGATTTGTGGGGAACGCTCTGAAAATGTTGGGTAGCACCATGATGATCGTTGGTCGTCTGATGATGGCTAACCCAATCCTTGCCATTATTGGTTTGATTTCTATGGCTGCTGTTTATATTTGGCAAAACTGGGAAACCCTGGGACCGAAATTTTCCCAGCTTTGGGAAAATATTAAAACTAGTTTAAGTGAGAAATGGGAATCAATTAAATTGAGGGTTGTGGAAACTTGGGAGAATATAAAAACTAACATAAGTAATGCCTGGGAAGTTGTTAAACAAAATACATTGAATATCTGGGAAAGTATTAAAATATCGATTTCAGATAAATGGAATGAAATTATTACCGGCATAATGAGTCTGCCCGATAAATTTAAAGAGTTCGGAACCGCGATAGTTAACAGTTTGCTAGATGGGATTAATGAAAAATGGGAGGCACTGAAAAAGAAACTAACCTCATTGTCTGATTATATTCCTGAGTGGATGCGGCCGTGGGATGACACTTCAAAAGGCGTCAGTAATAACATTAGCTCTGATGTCAGTTCGGTATTGCCCAAACATGACAAGGGGGGAATTATTCCAGCTGGAAAATTCGGTATTGTTGGCGAATATGGACCAGAGATTGTTTCAGGCCCTGTCAATGTCATTAGTCGACTCCAGACGGCTAAACTTGCCGCTGTCGCTGCATTTTCTTTAAGTGTGATGGCGCCTTCTACCGCGGCTAGAACTGCACCGTTGCATATTCAGAGTTTGCCGATTCATGCTTATCCACAGATTCAGGAAAAGGTAGATAAAAAACAGATACAGTACCGTAATGAATCGCCTGTCTATCACATAAATATCTATGGTGCTCCGGGGCAGTCTGCGCAGGATATCGCAGCAGCGGTCAGGCGCGAACTGGATGATCGGGAACGTAAACAGCAAGCTCGTTTACGTAGTTCATACTCTGACAGAGGGGAATTCTAATTATGATGGCTGCACTGGGTTTATTTGTTTTTATGCTGAAAACGACGCCATACCAGAATTTGCAACATCAGCAATCATGGCGACATGCTTTTAACAGCCGTATTGGAATGCGGCCTGCCTGGCAATTTCTGGGGCCGGATAACGACACTATGACACTTTCCGGCACATTACATCCAGAAATTACCGGTGGTCGCTTATCGTTGATGGCTTTACAAGTTATGGCTGATAGCGGAAAAGCATGGTCCTTTTTAGATGGCAATGGCACGATTTATGGCATGTTTGTGATTGAGAGTATCGACCAAACAAAAACGGAGTTTATGTCGAATGGTGCTGCCCGCAAAATTGATTTCACTTTGACATTGCGGAGAGTTGATAGCTCTCTGGGGGAAATGTTTGGTGATTTGCAGGAACAGTTCTCTATGCTCACAGACAATCTATCCGGTAGAATTGGTGAGGTGTTACCATGATATCTGAGTTTGATCGGGTTACTGAAAAAGGCAACACCCCGGCATTTCTTCTGGAAATTGATAATAAAGATATCAGCGAGCGCATTCAGTCGCGTCTGATGTCACTGACAATGACAGATAATCGAGGTTTTGAGGCTGATCAGCTTGATATTGAACTGGATGATGCAGATGGAACCTTGATGTTACCTTCCAGAGGAAATGTGATTTCGTTGGCATTGGGGTGGCGCGATCAACCACTAATTAGTAAAGGGCGTTTTACTGTGGATGAAATTGAGCACAGTGGAGCGCCGGATAAACTGACTATCCGTGCCCGCAGTGCTGATTTCCGCGAATCTCTCAATATGAGACGCGAAGAGTCTTATCATGAGAAAACGATTGGCGATATTGTTCGTACTATTGCTGTCAGAAATAAACTTACCGCTGATTTGCATAAGGATATAGAGAAAGTATTTATTAATCATATCGATCAGACAAATGAGTCTGATGGTAGCTTTCTTACCCGGTTGGCAAATCAGGAAGGGGCAATTGCCTCAGTAAAAAATGGCAAATTGATATTTATCCGGCAAGGACAGAACAAAACAGCCAGCGGTCAAATTATTCCTGCATTAGTGATCACTCGTCAGTTAGGAGACAACCATAATTTTACTCTGTCTGATCGTGATGCTTATACTGGCGTGGTAGCAAATTGGTTGGATACCCGTAAGCCGGAAAAAAAACACATTTTAACCGTCAAGCGAAAGAATCAGGAAAATACTGATAAGTCAAAATCATATCTGGTTGGTAGCAAGGATAATGCACTGGAGCTTTCCCGTATTTATGCTGATGAAGCCAGCGCTAAGCGCGCTGCTAAAGTTGTCTGGGAAAAAATGCAACGTGGTACAGCGACATTTTCAATTCAACTGGCTCGGGGGCGTGCAGATCTTTACCCTGAAGTACCTATAAAAGTCACTGGTTTTAAGCCAGAAATAGATAATACGGAATGGACACTAACGACGGTCACTCACACTGTGAATGGATCTGGGGGAGGTTTTACAACAGCGCTGGCTCTGGAATTAAAAATTGATGATCTCGATATGAAATAATTGTTCTTTAAATGAGATCTCATTGCTATATTGTTCACATAATGAGAGTTTGTTTTTCATTTAAAGGTAAAATATATGATCAAGTGTCCTCTTTGTGGTAAAGCTGCTCATGCACGCAGTAGCTTTGAACATTCCAGTCAGACAAAAGAACGTTATAATCAGTGTCAAAACATAAACTGTGGTGCAACTTTCGTCAGCCATGAAACATTTGTCCGTTTTATTTCTAAACCTGGTGAAGTAGTAAGCGTTAAGCCACATCCTAAAGAAAAGTCTAAAACTCAGTTAGATTTGGCTTGAAGCTCATAAATTAGCAAAAAATGCTGTAAACCCTTGTCCGATGTGAATGGGGAGCCATCACTTTGCAGATTTTTGCCACACCGGTAGTTGGCCAATGAGATGATCACTTCCACCCTGTGAGCGGTATTCTGACAGGGTGTTTTATTTTCTGGGGAGACTATTGTGAACAACATTGCTCTTCTGGGAATCAGGTAAAACTAATATCCCTGTAGTTAGCTTGTCCATTGGTTAAGACATTCTCAGAAGGCTGCATTTCTCCCATAAAAATCGGTTTTACAAAAATGGGGTGACGATAAATTTTATGGTTTTGGGCTTGTTATCCCTCTTGTATTAACTGCGCCACTAAATATTTTGCGAATAGTTAATAAATTCACTTGCGCCTCTGGTTATATTTTGTCAGCTTTAGTGTAATTATAATCTCTGATTGACACTCCCCAAGACAGGACAATAACGATGAAAAATGTGGGTTTTATCGGCTGGCGTGGTATGGTCGGCTCAGTATTAATGCAGCGTATGATTGAAGAACGGGATTTTGATATTATTCATCCTGTATTCTTCACGACATCACAACATGGGCAGATTGCACCTGATTTTACAGGTCAACAGGGTACCTTACAGAATGCTTTCGATATTGAGGCTCTTCGTGTTCTGGACATTATTATTAGTTGCCAGGGAGGAGATTACACCAATGAGGTTTATCCGAAGTTAAGAGCAACGGGTTGGCAGGGATATTGGATTGATGCGTCATCAGCGTTGCGTATGAATGATGATTCCATCATTATTCTTGATCCGGTCAATCATGCTCATATTCAGGAAGGTCTTAATAAAGGTATAAAAACTTTTGTTGGTGGTAATTGTACTGTTAGCTTAATGCTGATGTCTCTGGGTGGTTTGTTTGCTAATGATTTGGTTGAATGGGCTTCTGTTGCGACTTATCAGGCAGCTTCTGGTGCCGGTGCCCGTCATATGCGCGAATTACTGGTTCAGATGGGCTCTCTGCACACTCAGGTAGCAAAAGAGTTGCAAGATCCGGCATCTGCTATCCTGGATATTGAAAGGAAGGTAACAGATTTCACCCGTAACGGTTCTTTACCAACAGACCAGTTTGGCGTACCACTGGCAGGTAGTTTGATCCCATGGATTGATAAACAGCTTGATAACGGTCAGAGCCGTGAAGAGTGGAAAGGGCAGGCAGAAACCAACAAGATCCTCAATACCGGTAATAAGATTATCACCGTTGATGGTTTGTGTGTACGTATTGGCGCTTTACGTTGCCACAGTCAGGCATTTACTCTGAAATTGAAAAGAGACATTCCGATTCCTGAAATTGAGCAATTACTGGCTGCGCATAATGACTGGGTAAGAGTGATCCCAAATGATCGTGAGCTGAGTATGCGGGAATTGACCCCGGCAGCGGTAACAGGCACGTTGAATACTCCTGTGGGACGCTTACGCAAGCTGAATATGGGCCCGGAATATTTATCTGCTTTTACAGTAGGTGACCAATTGTTGTGGGGAGCAGCAGAGCCTCTGCGTCGTATGCTACGTATCTTAGTTTAATCGTTTTAATCTATTTATTTATGTAAAAATCCACTCGTTATTCGGGTGGATTTCTCTATATAGCATTTATACCCTTCATCTTTCAAGTTGCTGTCTAGTAAATCATTTTTATGGAGATGACGGGAATGGAACAAGATAAATTACTGAGTTTAAAGGTAAGAGAATTAAGAGAGTTGGCAAGAACGTTATCTTTTCGCTATATCAGTCATAGTAAAATCAAAATAGATTTTAATTCAGATGTAAATCTTCTCATAGAGGATATATTGGAACGGGTTCGTGTTCATTGTTTATCTTCAAGTGGTGCAATTGAATTAATCCAATTTGAAATAGATCACCTGAAAGAGCAAGCTTTCTATTTAACAGCAAATAGAGTAAAGCAATATGCAATAATTGAAAGGGAAAAAGAGAAATCAAGTTATACTAATCTTATATTAAAACAGATCGGATTTGTTGGTGGTGGTACTCAAATTCTTGCGGGTTACACAGTCTGTAAGGCTTCTTTAGGATTAGCATGTGCTTCATTCGGTACTCCATTAATGGCTCATGGATACAATAATATTGTTGAAAATGGATATTATTTACTGTACAGAGAAAATATTAATGGTGGTGTTAGAGAAGGATATAGGTATATTGCTAACAAAATTGGCTTAAGTGACAAAGATGCGGATATTGCTTATGCAACTGTTGATTTAGTTCTTTCAGGATATGGCGTTTTTAGAAAAGTCTTGAAGCCAAGGGAAAAATCCTGGAGTTTATTTAGAAATATCAATAATGATTTTACCAGAGGGTGGAAGAAAATGGATATAATTAATTTATCAACAGAAGTTGCTGCTGATTATTATACTGCTTGGGGTATTTATAAAATACAAAAGGAAAAAGAATAA